GGGAGGGGGCGCGGGGGAGGTAGGAGACTTCTAGGGGGGCTGGAGGGGCGCGGGTTAAGCGACCTAGCGCAAAAAATCCCATTTCGTTTTGTGAGCCACATTGACACATGAAACTAACAACGACCAAAATCACCGAGCTCTCGCTCGACCCGTCCAACGTCCGCAAACATTCGCGCCGGAACCTCGACGCGATCAAAGCCAGCTTGCGCAAATTTGGTCAGCAAAAGCCAATCGTCGTGGACGCCAAGGGCATCGTCTTGGCTGGCAACGGCACGCTGACCGCAGCGCAGGAACTCGGCTGGACCGAGATTCAGATCGTGCGGACCGACCTTGCGGGCGTTGAGGCCACGGCGTTTGCCATCGCGGACAACCGGACGGCGGAACTTGCGGAGTGGGAGGATTCGCTGAACGACGTTTTGAAATCGCTACAGGACGAGGGCGTTGACTTGGCTGATCTTGGCTACTCGCCGGAGGACCTTGGGCAATTTGCGGCCAACGCGGTCGGGATGCCGGAACTGGCAAGCGGGGACAAACAGCCATTCCAGCAAAAGACGTTCACGCTTCACGATGAGCAGGCCGAGGAGGTTGACGCGGCGATTGCCAAGGCGAAGCAAATGGGCCACGGCGAATCCGGAGTGAACGAAAACAGCAACGGCAACGGTCTGGCGTTCGTCTGCCAATCATTCAACCGGGCAAATCCGTGACCGCAAAAGAGATTGTCGTGAAGCCGATCAGCTCGCAGGACGCGGCGCGGATTGTGAAGGCGTGCCACTATTCCGGCAAGGTGGTGCAAAATTCGCAGCTGCACTTCGGCGTTTTTCTGGACGGAAAGTGCGGAGGCGCGATGCAGTTTGGGCCGTCACTCGACAAGCGAAAGATGTTAGGGCTTGTGAGCGGGACTGGATGGAACGGCTTTATTGAACTCAACCGGATGGCTTTTGCCGATTGGCTTCCTAGAAATTCCGAGAGCCGCGCAATAGCCGTTGCAATGCGCCTCATTCGTAAGTCTTACCCGCACATTGAATGGGTTGTGAGCTTTGCGGATGGGACGCAATGCGGAGACGGCACGATTTATCGGGCGAGCGGGTTTTTGCTCACTTCGATCAATGAAAGCATGAATCTCGTTATGCGCGGAGATGGGGAGGTGATTCATAAAATGACGCTTGAAAGCAATCCGACCGCAAAACGCGCTGAACTTGGCGGCAGGTCATATTACGAAATCACGGGCGGAAAATACAACCTTGAGGCATATCGCAAAGCCACTGGTGGAAAAATTATTCCCGGCTTTCAACTCCGCTACCTTTACTTCCTCAACCCTGCCGCACGCGCTCGCCTAACCGTTCCGATCTTGCCGTTCAGCGAGATTGACCGGCGCGGAGCGGGGATGTATAAAGGCAAGCAGAGAATCCAATCACGCGCCGGAGGTGACACCACGGACACGCCAGTCTTCCAGACTGGAGAGGGCGGCTCGACACCGACCCCGGCGCTCCAATCTTCTGAATGAGCGACGCCGCGCAATCACCGAGCGAAATCCTCGCCCGCCGCAACGTCCAAAACATCGCGGTAAAGCTCAAGGCCGGCAAGACGCTGACGACCTCGGAGCGCAAGGCGCTGAACGAGTTTCAGGCCGAGCAGACCGGCGGATGGGTCAAAGACCTGAGTGCGCTGGCGAAGGAGCTGGGGATGTCGCGGCAGGGCATTTACGATGTCCGCAATCGCTTTCCCGACGCGCCGAAGAAACACGAGGACGGCAAGCGCGAGAACCTGACCGCGTGGCAGGCGTTTTGCGCCGAACACCTGATTGGCAAGGACACGGCGACCAAGAATCTCGCCGACCTCAAAGCCGAGTTAATGCGCGAGCAAATCCGACTCGCCCGGTCGAAGAACGAACGCGAGGCCGGCGACGTGATTGATCGGGAGGTAGTCGAGGCGATGCTCGTCACGCTCGGGCAAAAGCTGGACCTGCTCCTCCGGCTCAAGCTGACGATTGAACTCGGACCTCGTGGCGTCGGCATGAACGCGGCAGAGTTGAACGTCGAGGGCGGCGTGATCTTGTCGGAGATCCGCGAGGTCGTGAACGCGAATATCGCGACGTTCGAGGCTGAGGCGCTGGACCGGTCGCGGGAGTGAAAATAGTTCTTTACAAACCTAACGCGCTAGGTTTTGGTGATGGCGTCAACAACGACACAACACATGACCACTCCAATACTGATCACCTATCGCAAGTTTGAGAAATGCCCAATCAGCTCCCAAATGCGCGAGCTAGTCGGGCACGTTACAGCCTTTGCCAGCACTTACAGCGGGCAGCACCACTTCACGGGCGGACATTGCAACAGCATGATTTCCGACAAAGTGCTTCGCCGGATGGACGCGGGCGAAATGCTCGGAAGTTACCAAGAGGACGGCGCAACCGTAGTTTGGAGGACTGAGAAGTGAGCGAGCCAATCCATGTCCTCTCGCTCGGTGCCGGCGTGCAAAGCTCGACGCTCGCGCTCATGGCTGCGGCTGGCGAAGTCACGCCTATGCCTGCGGCTGCGATCTTCTCGGACACGCACGCCGAGCCGAAGGTTGTTTACGATTGGCTGAACTGGCTTGAGCCATTGCTCCCGTTTCCGCTTTACCGAGTCAGCGCCGGGAGTTTGACCGAGGCGGTTTTAAGACCGCGATACCATCAAAAGCACGGCGGGCGGTATTTCAAAAACCTTATCCCTGCTTTTGCGCTTAACGCAGACGGAACGAGAGGAATTACTGGTCGGGCTTGCACGCAAAACCACAAGCTCATTCCGCTTTTCAGAAAGGCTCGGGAACTAGCCAACATCAAACGAGGGCAAAAAACCGTTGGCGTTGTTTCGTGGATTGGAATTTCGCTCGACGAGGTAGGGCGAATGAAACCGTCTCAACTCAAATGGGCGGCGAACCGATACCCATTGATCGAAAAAGAAATGACGCGGCATGACTGTTTGCGCTGGATGGAGTCACGAGGCTTTCCGAGGCCGCCTCGCTCGGCTTGCACTTATTGTCCGTTTCATTCGGACCACGAGTGGCGCAAAATGAAGATGGAGCAACCCGAGGAGTTTGCGGGAGCGGTCGCGTTTGAGGTCGAAATGCAGCGACTACGCACAACCGAGAACGGGCCAAACCGCATGAAGGGAAAACTATTTTTGCACGACTCTCTGATTCCGCTTTCCGACGTAGATTTTTCCGGGGACACGACTCAGGGGCAGCTCAAGTTTCACAACGAATGCGAGGGGATGTGTGGCGTATGACTAACAGCGATCTTGAAACGATACGCCGAGCGATCTTGGAAGTTTGCGCGGCATACGACGAACCGGACAGCCCCGAGGCTTTGTCCTGCGCGTTCTATCAACTGCGCCGCGTGCGTGACTACGTTCTGCCGCGCTGCGCTCCCACCGGACGCAACGGCGGAAAGTCCAAGTCCGCCGCGTTGCAGGCCGCACGTCGGGCAAACGGAGCCAAGGGCGGACGGCCAAAGAAGCAAATCGCGTGACCGCCTCCGACACCCTCCTCACCAAGCTGCGACTTCCGCAGCCTGACCGCTCGCCGATCTACGAGTGGGCGCGGAAGCACATTGTCCTGCCCGAGTCATACGCCACGCCGGGACCGTTTAACGTCAAAATCTCGCCGTGGCTGATTCCGATCTTCGACGCGCTCCAGAATCCGCTGGTGCGCCGCGTTCACTTCCGCAAGGCCGTGCAGATCGGCGGCACGCTCGTCGCTGACATCTGGGTGCCGTGGCTGATTTGCAACGACGCCGGTCCGATTTCGTGGACGATGCAGACCGACGAAATGATTGACCGGCACGCGAAGTCTCGGCTGAACCCGATCTTTGAATCGTGCAAGCCGGTGGCGGCGATGCTTCCGCGAGTCGGACCGCACCGGACGACGACTGAGATTTATTTCGGCGGCTTCTTTTTTCTGCTCAACCCGGCCAACCTTTCCAGCCAACAGTCGCAGTCCATCAGATATAAAATAAATGACGAGATATGGTTGCCGAAATGGCAGGAGGTGTATGGTCACGCCGTCGCCCGCGTCAGTCGCTTCGAGGAGGTCGGGCGCTCGAAGATTTACAACACGAGCCAAGCGCCGATTATGGACCTCGAAACCGGCAACGTCGAGGACACGAGCTTCCGCCAAGGCACCCAGCAGGAGTGGAGCACCGAGTGTCCGGCGTGCCACAAGGTGCACCCGCTTGCCTTCGCGCTGGACAAGCACGAGGAGACCGGCTTGCGCGGCGGCGTGGTCTGGGACGCGGCGGCGAGGCGCGATGACGAGACGTGGGACGTGGCGCGAGCGGTCGAGTCGTGCCGATTCCGTTGCCCACATTGCGGCCACGAGTCACCGGACACTGACACGACGCGCACCGGCTGGAAGCGGGCCGGGCGGTTTGTTTCGCTGAACGAGGCAGCGCCGGCTGAGATTCAGAGCTTCCGCGTCGAGTCGCTGGTGAGCCGTCCGATGCGGCTTCTGGTCGAAGAATTCTGCGAGGCGGACAATCATTTCGTGCGCCAAGGTGACGACAAGATGAAGATCGAGTTTAAAACGAAGCGCGAGGCGAGGCCGTGGATTGTCGAGAAGAAGGTGGTCAACCTATTCGTGCAGGCGAGCGATTACAGCGTCGCACAGTTCAGCAACGGCGAGGCAATCGACGGCGAGGTCATCCGCTTTATGGCAATCGACCGACAGCAAGACCATTGGTGGGTCGAGATCGGCGCGTTCAGCTCGGCGACCGGGCCGACCTACCGGCAGCTCTATTTCGGGCGCGTCGAGACTCGGGACCAACTGCGACAGATTCAACAACGCTACAAGGTGCAGGACTCATGCGTTGCCCAAGATCGCGGCTACCGACCCGCCGACGTGGACCGGGATTGCGCGGACTTCGGCTGGCGCGGGATGCGCGGACACGCTCGCAAGACTTGGACCATGCGCGACGAGGCGAGCGACAAGCTGATTAACTTCCCGTTCTCGGAGCCACGAGTGAGCGACTACCGGGGCGGCGATGTGTTCTATTACGACTGGAGCGGCGACTATTTCAAGGACCTGCTCGCGAACGCGCTGGAAGCCAAGGGCGACCTCAAGTGGCTTTTGCCGAAGGACGTAAACCCGCTCTACCTCGAACACCTCAAGGGCGAGTCAAAGGTTGAGATTCGGACCGGCGTCTGGGAGTGGAAAGAGGTGAAAAGCAACGCGCCGAATCACGGGCTGGATACCTCGGCGATGCTCCTCTGCATGGCGACGATTGCAAACGTGATTCGCTACGCGGCGCCCAAGGACTAGTCAGGTTTGACGTTTCGAGCCTTGGTATGCTCGACAACCCATTTCTCGGACTGGACACCGCGACGCTTACCGCGCTCAAGACCAAGACGATTGACGCGATTCAGGCCGTGCTCCTGAACCAAAGCTACTCGCTCAACGGCAAGAGCGTGAGCCGGGCGGACCTGAATGCGCTCAACAACATGCTCGGCAACTTGCAAGACGCCTTGACCGACGCAGCCGGAACGGCAACCGATACGACCTTCGTGAGCTTCAACGGAAACTGACATGAGCACCGACTTTTTCGACGCGTCAAAACTGGTCGCAAATAAACCTTGGATTGACCGGGCGCTTGAGAACATCGCGCCGACATGGGCGCTCAAGCGTTTGGAGGCACGCGTCGCGAAGTCGCTTTTCGAGTATAACGCGGCGCGGACCAATCGACTTTACACGCCGAAGCAATACACGCAGCCAGCCGAGAGTTCGCAAAATCAGCGCGACCGCGTGGTCATGATGTATGAGGCGCGGGACTTGGTGGACAATTTTCCCGAGGCGCGGGAAATCTCGCGCAAGTTCGGACTCTACCTGACGCCGCACGAATACTCACCGACGACCGGAGACCGCGATTACAACCGCGTAATCGACGACTATTTCCACGCGTGGTGCAAAAACTGCGACGTGACGAACCGGCACAGCTTCAAAAAGCTCGTGCAGCTCGCGGCGGAAGAGCGACCGATTGACGGCGATTGCGGCTTTGTCATCCGGCGCAGCGGCGAGGGTTTGAAGCTGCAACTGGTGCCGGCGACGCGCATCGGCAACCCGAACGAGTCAGCCGTGGCCTCAAACAATTATTTTCAAGGAGTCGTGACGAACGATTTCGGTCAGCCAGTGGCTTACCGAATTTTTCGCGTGGACCGGAACGGCGTTTACTTCGGCGCGGAGGACATTCCGGCGAATCAGTTTTGCCACTACTTTGACCCGTTCCGCGTTGACCAATATCGGGGAGTGACGGACCTGCACAGCGCAATCCAAACGGCGCGGATGCTGCACGAGATCCTGCAAGCGGAGAAGGC